AGTCATTTTCTTCAACAGCGCCAAACTGGCTTCCACACCTTGTGTGTCTAGACCAGAGTCAATCATTTCGTCAATGAACAAGATGTTGATAGGGTGATACAAACTTTCCCACACATCACGGAACGCCCAACTCATGCTAAGTATCAACCTGTTGCGTTCACCACGACTCAAGTTGTCAAAGTCCAGTTCACGTCCCAGTTCTTCAATGCTCACACTCAAGTCGTTTTGGAACTTCACAGTGTGTGGCAATCCAATACGATCCAAATAGTGTGTAAGGCGTGCGTTCAAGTAGCTCAAGTTCTGATCAATGATCTTCTTGCGAACAAATGAATCTTTGCTTGTGAGCAGTTTCAACAAGAACTCTTGATGGTCCTGCACTTTGGTCAACTCATTGATCCGGTTGTAGTCAACAACTTGTAATGCCTGTTGTTGCATGTCCTCGATCTGTTCGCTGTAAGGATCAGTTTCGGCGTGTTTACTAGTAATCTGTTGTAGTAAATTATTTACCTGGGTAGAGTGCTTGATGGCCTGTGCTTCTGTGTCGTAGTGTGTGGCAGGCTGTGCGCCCAGTTCTACAGGTACATAGCCTGCAAGTTGTTCAACATAAGGATCTGTTTCTGCAGACTTGTCTTCAATCTTTTGCTGAATGTTTTCGATTTCGCTACTGTGTCGAATTGCTTCTGCTTCGGTCTTGTAATGTGTTGTGGGCTTGATGCCCAGTTCACCCAAGGCCGTTAATGCATCAGTATTTTCCATCCACTGACCATTTGTGGCCAAGGCTTGTAGCACAGACTCTTGCAGACTTTTGCGTTTGGCTTCCAGCACTTGCTCGTGTTTGGCATCGTGCATTTCCTGTCCACAAGCATAACACTTGTGATCTTCTAGCTGTGCAATTTCTGCTTTTAGTTTTTCAATGGTCTTTTGTTCCTTGGCCTCATCAGTGACACAACGGGCAATGAGTCGTTCAAGTTCGGCAATGTCTTTGGCCCGTTGATTGTATGCTGCCAAGTCTTGATGTGCTTGCAGTTCTGCTCCAATATCAATATGACTGAGTTGATGGTAACTGGCTTGTAAGGCAGAGATCTCTTTGGTTTGTGTTTGTTGCCATGCAGTTTGATAAGCCAGCAATCGATCATGTGCGTCTGCTTGTTTCTTGCGTTCGGTCCACAGTGCAAGTTCTTTGTGGGCCAGCAACTCTGCTTCGATGTTTACTCGGGCCAGTTCATCATACTGTCCCACAAGATATGCGAGGTCGCTGTCGTATTTCTTTTGCCACAGGCCTTGTCTGCGTCTAAGACTCTCAATCTGTTCTTCAATGCGCTTGTTGGCTTCTTGCACAGCACGTACTCTAAACTCTTCGGCCGTGATTGAATCCTTGGTCACTTTGTTTAGTTCTTTGATGCGTTCAGCACGTTCACTCAACACAGTGATACCCAGCAACTGCTCAATGATGGTACGCTGTTCGTTGGCTTTTAAACTCAAGAACGGCTCTGTGTAAGTGTTCAAAGCCAAGATATGTTTGAACATGTCGTGACTCATGCCAAACACATGTTCAATAGCATCCTGTGTTTCACGGCTGTCGCCTTGTGCATCGTCTGTGGCAGTTTGTTGTTCGCTGTCTACATAGAAGCGCAACACATTGGGCTTGCGTCCACGTTCAATCTTGTATGTTTTACCGTTGACAGAAAAGTCTAGGCTCACCATCATGCCCTTGGCATTGGTTTTGTTTACCAAGTTGTCCTTGCGAATGTTGCTGAGTGCTTGCCCGTACATGGCATAACTCAAGGCATTGATAATTGTGGTCTTGCCTGTGCCGTTACGGCTACCATCGCCGCCCAAGTCCAAGTTCTCACCCAATACTAGTGTAAGGTCTTGACGGTCAAAGTCAATGCCTTGCGTGGCATTGCCCACACTCATAAAGTTCTTGACAGTGAGATTTTTAATTTGGATCATAGGTTTTGATATATTTGCAACAGCAATTTGTTGTCGTAGAATTCTGATTCAATGTTGGTCAGTTGATCGGTAACAATTTGATCCACTGACTCAAATTTCACATCGCCCGGCGCAAGGTCCACATCCACACCTGAAGTTTTGTTGGGGATCAAGGCCATTTCACGAAGACCATAATCTCGGATAAAAGTTTCTTTGATAAAGTTGGCTTCTTCGTATGAGATTTCAATGTCTAAGTTTACACGAACATGCATCCGGGGTGCAAGCAGTGTGGCTGCATTGTCAATCAAGTTGGCCAGACCGTACACTCGATATCGGGGTTGATCAGGCCAAGCATGATACTCTGGCTCCTTACCCCACTCCAGTATCATCATGCCACGTTCATCGTCCCCGGCATCGGCATAGTTGTGCGGAAAGCAGTTGCCAATGTAGGTGATGTTGTTGGCAGTTTGACGTTTGTGAAAGTGTCCGGTAAACACATGGTCAAACCCATGAAAATCGTTGCGTTGTATAGTGCCATGATCCGGCATCTGTACCATGGCATTCATGTAGTAACCTGGCAGTTCAAAATGTCCAAACATGTATCGGCCGGTCAGCTTTGGAATACGTTTGTGATCATCACCGCACAGCCAAGGAGCAATGACAACGTCACCATGACTGAACCAGTCATTGCAAATGTTAACTTTCGGCAAATGTTTGGCCCACTCCACACTTTGAATATCGCGCTTGTCTCGATAATAAAGATCGTGATTGCCAGGAATAAAATATACCTGATCAAAGTTGTCGTTCATGTGCTCCAGGGCCCGGAGACTGTAACTCAAGGTAACAATATTTAAGCTGGCCCTGTTGTTGTGCCAGTCGCCAAGAAACATGCAGGTTTCGCAACCCTCTTCTCGTGCCTTGGCAGTGGCCCATTTGACGAAATCCAAACAGTCGTCGTTGTGTGTTTGACTGTTAGATTTCAATCCAAAATGTATGTCTGTGAAGACCGCGGCTTTCTTGAATAGATTTGTCATTCGCTATTGTACACTATACCAAACAGTTATTCAAGATGCAATTCAACCAAATCAATCACATGCGGCCACAAGTCTTTAAATTTGCGATTGGACCATTTATCATACCATGCAATTTGATTATAGAATTCTTTTTTTGAACAAGATTTTCCTTGTGCCTGTGCTAGTTTTGTTTTGATCAAATCTAAATTGGCCAACGGATAAAAATCTCTATCTTCTGGATGAATAGTTTCGTAGTGTGTTTGCACAACGTCGTTGAGAATTTGCTCAGCCAACACTTGTATAGCAGCTGGCATACTAAAAACATCTATAGCCGATGGGCCAAAGTATGGTTGAAAATTAAATTTCTTAATGCCAAATTCGTGAAATCGCTTGACAGTTTCAATCAAGTCAAATGCACCAAACACACTGTACACCATGTTGATAGTAACATCATCTGGCCAGTGTTGAGTTAAAAATTTTAAATTTGTTTCCAGTTGATCCCATTTGGCACCATTCCTGACATACTCAAATTGTTGATTGATATTTTCACAACTTATATTCCAGATGGTGTTTTCTCTCGGACGACTCAGTAGTTTTGGCGTACATGGCAATCTTTCCAAGTCATAAGACAAATTGGTTAAAATACTGATTCTAACAGAGTCGGGCAATTTAGCAATCAACTCATAGTTTTGTTTCATCAACATGGGCTCGCCGCCCACTAGTGAAATTTCATCTATTTCATCTACATGTCGCAATATAAAATTCAACAGGTCGTCTTGGTAACTTTTTACTGGACTGATAGAGTGGGTGTTTAATCGATCAGCCCAGGTACTACTAAACATTGGACTACAATACAAACAGCCCAAGTTACAACTGTTATTCCATCGAACATCAATGTTTTTTAATTGAAACCCTTTGTAACTTGGATAGAATTTTAAATAGTGCTCTCTCAACGATGACAGCCCGCTTGAATGTTCTAGACTCACACAGGTTTTGCAATTTTCGTGAAAATTGTTTTTGAGCATAGACTCGCGAATTTGATTCAATACTGGCGAGTGTTGAATATTTTCTATGGACTCATGGTTGAGGTTGCCAAGACTGGTAAGTCCGCTACAGCATGTTCGTACATGTCCATCTTCTCTAATGGTTAATCCATTAAATGGCGCTGTACAATATACTGAACTCATTCTTCGTAAGTGGTAGTAACTGGTCCGCTCATGGCGGCCATGCCAGCTTTGCCGGAGTTCTGTCGTGTCCATGATGGGTTCAGTCCGTTCATTTCCAGTATGTCATCACGAATGTTTTGATTTTTCTTTTCAATGTTCAGGATGCGAGTAAAACTATTAGTGATAGCGGCAGTATAATACGCAAAAGGGTTCTGCGATTTGGACTCGTCAAATTGCAAGCCAATTTGGCTGAGTTGTAGCAGGGCTTGTCCGCGCATTTCTTCATTGTAGGTGTATCCTCTCCAGTTTGATCGGGTGGCATAGCGTTCGCACAGTTTCATAAACATCATGGCCAGTTTGCGTGTCATGTTGCCATGATCCTTGCAGAACTCGCCAGAGTCCAGGTCACCACGCCAGTGGCTTTTGCCTATCAACACAGGCGTTTTGTTTTCGTCTAATCTATAATGCCAGAACGGGGGAAAGTTAACTCTCATGTGTGTGGGATCCAGCACCACGTCCTCAACCAGGTCTGCTAATGGATCTTCTGTTACATCATCCAGGTCCAAGATGTCTTCAATTTTTTTCTTTTTGGCAGCAGTTTTGGGCACTTTCTTGGGAGCCATGGGTATGTGTTCCCAGGTCATGATGCGGAAAACCACTTCTGTATTGGGTATTTTTTTGGGATCAAGAACTTCACCGGTTTCACGTTTGTGACGGTCTGCACGATTGCGGCGTGCTTCGGCCACAGTTTTTTGATTGATTTTGCTTACACTGGGCAGGATCATGTCAAACTGATGATCAGTCACACGGTCCAGGAATGAGCAGTAGGTGTTTTTGCTGAGATGTATTTCTTTAAGAATATCTCTGTTGTTGAGATAGTTAACACGCGGCGCAGTCTTTGCGATTAGGGTCATTGATAAGTCTCCAAGTATGTACTTATTGTAGCATATCTACAACAGTTGTCAACCTCTTCTTAAACTGCGTGGTTAAAAAATTTGTTAAATAACACATACAGGAATAAAAACATGGCACTCAGATCCGTCGACGACCCAGATTACACCAACCCCTATGGCATTGGTGCCCAAGAACAGGACGTTGCAATAAGCAAAAAACTCATAGCAGAACGCAATGCCAACGAATTACAGTTAATTGCAGAACAGGCCAAGTATTCCCGCCAAGAACAAAAACGCCTGGAAGCAGAGGCAGCGGCTGCTGCTGCTCGAGGCGATTCAGATGCGGCTGCCAAGGCAACCGCAGCCAAACAATACGCAGATGAAAAAGCCAGTATTGCTGCCGATCTTGAACGAAATGGTCGATTGCGTCAACAGACTGAACAAGGACTACAAGAACACGAAGCAACTCTTGCTCGAATGCGAGCCAAGGAAGCCGCTACCCCGCCCAACGTTAAGATTGTGAATGCTGGATCTGACCCAGCAGCTCAATCTCCTCCCACAGTGCCCACGCTGAGTGAATCTACTGCGTCTTCATATTCGCCTGCAACAGTAGAACCAAATAATAGTCCATATGCATCACAACGAGCACAGCAAAACGAACAGATACAATCTGCGGAACCTGCGCCAATCTCTCAAGGCAACAGCCCATATGCATCACAACGAGCACAGCAAAACGAACAGATACAATCTGCGGAACCTGCGCCGGTAGAGCCAGGGTCACTGGCGGAAACACAAAACAATGTGTTGAGCACAATACAAACCAATCCGGTGTCAACACCTGGTGCAGTTCCAGATACTCCAGCTGCCACTGGCGTCTTTGCCAATCCCAATTTTTCTCAAGAAGCCATAAGTGGCGTAACAGAACCTGCAGCAGTGTCAGCAGGAACGCCAGGAGCTGAAAGTGCCTTTAATCAAGGAGCTTTAGGAACTAGAGCACCGGCACCAGTAGATGATCCCACAGCAGCGGCAGCAGCAACCCCTGCAGTACCACCAGTCGAAACAGCAGCACAACAAGCAGAACGAGAAGCTAGAGATGCCGCAGCCGCTGAACAAGCTGCCAAGCTACGAGCACAACAACAAGCAGCCATACAAGCTGAGTTTCAAACTCCGGCCAACGGCGACTGGCGTGTGCGACTGCGTCTGGCTCCAGGTGCCACTTATTTGTACAAAGATACTGACAACAAACTGCTGGCTCCACTGGCAGCCAGTGACGGAGTGGTATTTCCATACATGCCTACTATCGGTACCACCTACTCAGCCAACTACGATCAAACTGATCTGGTGCACAGCAACTACAAAGGTTATTTTTATCGCAATAGTGCAGTGGACGCTGTCAGCATCACTGGCAAATTCACAGCACAAGACACATTTGAAGCCACTTACATGTTGGCAGTGATACATTTTTTCAGATCAGTGACCAAAATGTTTTATGGACAAGACTGGCAACGAGGTGCTCCTCCTCCATTGGTGTTCTTGTCGGGACTGGGCGAGTACCAGTTCAACAATCATCCTTGTGTGGTCAGCAGTTTCAACTACAGCCTGCCCAATGATGTGGACTACATCAGAACCAAGCCCAACAACTACAATGTGGATTTGAGTTCTCGTGAAACCAAACCTGACAGCGGCCCATTCAGTGAAATTCTTGGCGTGGTCCAGCGTTTGAAAAACGCAGCCCTGCCCAGAGGAGCTCAGCGTCCGGTACCAGAACAAGGCCTGGTCACTGCGCAGAGTGTGAACAACACTCAAAACAGTACCTATGTGCCCACCAGCTTGGATATCACCATTTCATTGCTGCCGATAAACACTCGAAAACAAATCAGTCAAGGGTTTAGTGTGCAAGAATTCAGCAAAGGCACACTGTTGAGAAAAGGATTCTGGTAATGGCCAATTATGATCCCACAAGCCCGTACTACTTGACCGGTGTGAGTCAATTTTTCCTTGACGTCATGGTCAATAGACCCATACCCAAAGAAACTGATGACTTGCCGTTTGAAATAAACTTGACTTATCAATACAGGCCAGATCTGCTGGCCAATGACCTGTATGGCAATGGCGCTTTGTGGTGGGTGTTTTATCAGCGCAATCCCAACACACTCACAAAACCCCCACTGGATTTTGTACAAGGCACGTTGATCTATTTGCCCAAGATCAACACTTTGAAATCAGCTCTGGGATTCTAATATGGCCACAGTAGCAGAGATTGAACAACAAATAGCAGAACTCCGGGCTCGACTGGGCGGCCTTGAGGCTGCAAAGAACGCAGTTCTACAAGAAATCAATACATTAACGGCAGAAATGAACGAGTTAAGAGCTGCCGCTCGAAGACAAGCCGCCGGCGGCGACCAAGCTGGTGCAGCGGATTTGCGAGCTCAAGCAGCTCAGATAGAAGCAAGGATTGGACAACTGTACCAAAGCCCGGCATTTGCCAATTTGACCGAGGCTCAACTGCAAATTCAAAAACTTGAAGCAGAGTTGTATAACGCACAACAGAAAGCAAAGTTTGAAGAACAACAAGCAAAGCAGCCGCCGGCTACTACGGAGCGCACTGCAGAGCAAAAGGCAGAAAGTGACAAAACCACTCCTGTGGTTGACAAGCCAGCGCCTGTGCCACCAGAAGGTGGTGACAATGCAAATACTGCCCCTACTGCTGAAAATCCATCGCAGACGAAACAGACAGTGGCACAGGACGACAAACCACCACCATCAGCTGCCACAACACAAACAGCCGCCAATCAAGTCAATGCCAACACTGCTGATCCATCCAATGGTTTTGTGAAACCACAGCCCAATGTGTTGGATTCATTTGCCAGCACCACCTGGTCAGCCAGTGTGTATTTGTTGGCACCGTACCTATACAAAGAACTGGTCACTGGTTTAGAGTCAGGAATTCCGGGAGCATACCTGTTGTTTCAAACTGCTGGTGCAGGTGCTCAAGCTGGTACCATAGGCAACCGTACTACTCAAACTGGTACTGCTGGTGTTGACCCAGTAAAAGTTGGTGGCGCCGGTGGCGGCGTTGCCAGAAATGCATTTTTTACAGAAGACTTTTACATTGATTCACTCACACTGGAAACTGTATTGCCAGGTGGTGGCACAGGTGCTGCCCACAGTGCTACAACTTTGAAATTCACAGTGATTGAACCAGGCAATATCAGTCTGTTGGATCGACTGTACTTGGCAGTGCAAGATGCCAACCAAGGCAGCGTGGACAACAGCATAGTCAACTATTCTGCTGCACAATACCTGTTGGTCATCAGCTGGTTTGGTTATGACATAGCAGGTAACTTGATCAAAAACAGCACCATAACAGAAGATGCCAAGACCAAACTAATCAATCCCAACGCAGCCTTGCAAAAGCTCATACCATTCACAATCAATAACATTGACTTCAGTGTGGGCGGCAAACTGGTGTCATATGATTTTGACTGTTCCCCGGTGGGACAGATCATTGCTGGTGGAACTCGCAGAAGTACCATACCCAGAGACATACAGCTCACAGCTGGCACAGTGGGACAACTGCTGCGAGGTGGCGGCGCAGATGTCACTAACTCCGCAGCTTCTGCTCCGGGAGCCAACACAACCAATACAACCAATACTCAGCCAGCCAAAAGCCCTTCCAAGGCCAATAATGCTCCAGCAGGCAAGATCACTCTCAAGCAAGGTCTGGCCACTGTCATGAATGAAACTGCTCAAGAACCAGTGAGCAAAAATATCTATACCATAGCAGATCAGTATGAAATTGTTTTTGTGGGACCAGGCTCTGATGAAATAGAAAATGCCACGTTGATTTTGCCCGGGTCCATTGTGAATCAGTCTACCAGTCCCATGGCCACATCCGCGTCTGAGAATGCCAACACCGCGTTGAACCCCAATGCCAGTGCCATGCAAACCAAGTACAAAAATTGGAGTATTACAGCAGGCATGCAGATTGTGCAGGTGATTGATTTGGCCATACGCAACAGCAGTTACATCTACAACCAAAGTCTCACAGTGCTCAATGCTCAAGGCAAAGAGCAAGTAAACGCTTCGGTAGCCAACAAAATAAGTGATAGCAAGCCCATGAAATGGTTCAAGATCAATTTTGTGGCCATTCCCATTGCCAATGACCCTGCTCGCAATGACTATGCTTACAAACTGCGATTTGAAATAAGTACTTACACACTACGACAATTTGACAGCAGATACTTTCCATTGACTCCATTTCGCGGAGTGCATAAAAGTTATCCTTATTGGTTCACCGGCCAAAATACCGCAGTGTTGGACTATACAGCCAAGTTCAGCAATCTATACAATCTCACAGTAACTGGCGGTCCTGGCCAAGAAAACAACGTGAACAAGGCCCGTCGTGCTGCCACTGCCAACATGCGTGAACTGGTAAAAATTAATTATTTTCCAACCAGCACAGAAAGCAACAAAGGCGCAGCCAACAACGCCAATGAAGTGGGAGCCAATGCGTCTGAATATCTATACCAAGAAGACAATCCAGGCGGTACTGACCTACGTATCATTGGTGATCCGGCTTGGATACAGCAAGGCAGTCTCACTGGCAGATTGACCAATGGCAAAGACTTCAGCATACTGCCTTTTTTGCCCGACGGCACTATAAATTTTGATTCCTCACAGGTGATGTTTGAAGTGAGTTGGCAACGTCCCGAAGACTATGATCTCACCACTGGACTGGCTGACCCTTATGCCAGACCAGGCAATGCCAGCCGACAGCCACAACAAAGCAATGTGTATGTGGCCACCAAGGTCATGCATGAATTCCGTGGGGGCAAATTTGAACAAGTGGTCAATGGTGCATTGTTCAATTATCCAAAACCTGATGGACTCAACACTGTGAATGGTGGTGCAACAGTTGGCAAATCCACAGACAAAGCAGCCGCGGCAGCCGGCACAGCCAGCAATGCAGTGTCTAGCAACGGCGCAGTAGAACGAGACAATGCCGCAGTGTCTGGTGTAAGGAGTAGTGCGGACGGTGCTGGACCTAACCCCATCTCAGCCACGGCCAGTGGACCCAATGGATTCTTGGACAGCGCACAAAAACAATTGCAAGGTGCAGGTGCTATGGTAGCCAGCAGTTTGAATACATCAACAGTACAGGATTTCAGCAACAGCATTGCACCATTTGCCGCAGTCAACAATGTGGTGCCTGCCAGTTACCCACGTGCGCCCACAGGATCCGGAGTTGGGCCTGCGCCATTGCCCAATCTGGCCGACGCAGGGTTGCCAGACGTGCTGCGGACCGCGGTGAAAAAAATCAACGACAACCCGTTGGCCACAGCCGTGTATGGACGAACACAATTGATATCTAAAGATGCATAAGGACTGACATGTCAGAAGAAATACTCCGCAGTAGAGGAAGACCGCAAAATTTCAAACAAGATCGTGGTGGTGTGGCCACAGAGTTTGGACCTTTTACTGCTGTGGTAAAAAACAATGTGGACCCCACTAGATCTGGACGCTTGCAGGTGTTCATTGAAAATTTCAACAGTGGTGCTGATGAAAACGACAATCGATTCTGGACCACAGTGGGATACTTGCCTGGATTTTATGGCTCAACCCCCGCGGGGCTGGCACCAGACAACGCAGTGGGCAGCTACCTTACCAATCAAAGCTCTTATGGCATGTGGCTGACGCCACCTGATATTGGTATCACTGTGGTAGTGGTGTTTGTGAACGGTGACAGAGACCTGGGCTATTACATTGGTGCTGTGCCAGACCAAGGCACCGGTCACATGATACCAGCCATAGGCGGCAGTGCAAATTATCGCACAGACAACAAAAATCAAGAAACTTACTATGTAGATTCAGCTTTGTTGCCTGTGACAGAAATCAATACCAGCAACCCTGAAGTGATCAACGATGCAAGATTCTTTGATAAGGCCAAGCCTGTGCATGCAGTAGTAGCTGGTGCTATGTTTCAGCAAGGACTCAACACTGATCGCGAACGCGGACCCATAAGAAGCAGCAGTCAACGAGAAAGTCCCAGTAGAGTATTTGGAGTATCTACTCCGGGTGTACCTGTGTATCAAGGTGGCCTCAAACCTAACGACATAGCACAAAAAATAGCCAGTGGAGAGATCAAACCCGCAGACGCTCAGGTCATAGGACGCATGGGCGGACACACCCTGGTCATGGATGACGGTGATTTAAACGGTGAAAATGCCTTGTTTAGACTGCGTACCCCCAAGGGTCATCAGATCACCATGAACGACTCCGGCAACTTCTTTTACATCACTCATGCCAATGGACAAACATGGCTGGAGTTTGGTCAAGAAGGCACTGTGGATGTGTTTAGCACCAACTCCATCAACATGCGCACACAGGGCGATATGAATTTTCATGCTGATCGTGACATCAACATGTTTGCTGGGGGCAACATACAGGTCAAAAGCACGTTGGCCACCACAATTGAAAGTGTGACTGATCTTTCAATCTCAGCTCAACGAAATTTTAAAATTTACAGCAAAGACACCATTGGCATCAAAGCTGACGGCAGCCTGGCTTTGCAAAGTGCCACTGGCACATGGAACGGTGGCGGATCACTGTTGTTTACCGCAGGCGGCATTGATCTCAACGGACCAGCAGCACCTACAGTGACCAAGCCCGCGCCCATTATCACACGCAAGCTGGATGACACCTCATTCAGCACGGCTCAAGGCTGGACTGTGGCTGCTGGCAATCTTGAAAGCATTGTGAACCGAGCTCCCACACACGAACCTTATCCTTATCACAACAAAGGAGTCAATATCAAAGTTAATCTTGAACCAGGACAACCATCTCCTCCGCCAGGTGCTATACCTGTACCAGCTGGCGTGGTCATTAGAGCAAAATGAACCAATATTCATTTACTTTTGGGGGCAAAACTTTTCAAGTTGATGTACCCGTCGGACTGACTGAAGCTCAGGCACGACAAATATTTGACCAACAGTCCAAGACTGGTGCATTGGTGGGACTCAAACCCGGAGACATAATTGATGCTGCCAGTCAAGCAGCCGCTGCGGTGCCTGGTGCCACAGCACAATTCACACAGGCTCTCAGCGGCATCCCGGGCGGTTTGCAAGGTGCGTTGACATCACCAGACGCCAAGGCTGCACTGTCCGGTGCAATTGATCAAGGCAAACAAATTTTGTCCAACATCACCAAAACACTGTCTTCCACCCCAGTGACCAATGGAATGAGCATACCAGAATTTGCCAAACAGGCAGAAGCCTTGGTACCAATTCAAGGACTCAGCAGTGTGGATGTACGAGCAGGATTGAGTCAGGCAGCGGCTCTGGTGGGGCAAGCGTCCACAGAAATCAGCAATGCACTGGGTGTGGGCAAGTTTGGATTTGATGCTTCACAATTAGAAACAGCTGGCCTGCTCAAACCAGGCACTGCCAGCACATTTTTGTCACAGGGTGCCAATGAACTGACATCAATACTGCAAAGTCCCACGGTGTGGACTGGCGCTGGAGGCATCAGCAACTTGGATAGTTTTTTGTCCAACCCAGCAGCACAAAATTTAACACAACAAAACTTGATGGATTCAGGACTGTCAGCAGTGAAACAACTGGGCCTTCCCTTGGACAAACTTGATAGCAAGGCATTGGCTGGTGTGGCACTGAATGCAGCCAAATCAATTGAAACCACACTGGATTGGGCCAAAGGACAAGCCTTGTCTGCAGACATCAAAGCCGAATACGATACCTTGGCCAAAGATGCAGCATTTGCAATAGGAACAGCACAAGAAAAATTAAATGATGCACTGAAACAAGAAGAATTTGCTTTGCCCTCAGAGAACACAGTGGATCGAGCCACGCTGGATGCCGCAGTCACCAGATTGTTCGGTAACGACAAAATTCCATCTTTTGAGTACGGCAGCGGTGAACGCGACGAAGCACTGGATGCACAGTACAAAGATCTACAAAAACAATGGGCAGATATTGGTGACAATATTGCTGCTGCAAAAATTAGAAGTACCTCAACAGCAGAAAATGCACAGGCCAATCTCAGCAAAGCCAATGGTTTCCTAGCACAGAGTCGAGCAATAGAAGGCCAGCTGAAAACTCTACAGCAACAGGCCGCTGCCAAACTCAATGTTGGTCTTGCGTTTGATATTGGAGTATTGTTGGCCGACGTTCAATCCATTATTGATAAACTTCTCTATGCCACCATACCGTGGCTGCGCAGTTTGTTAAATCCCGATGCGGCGCCAGCCACACCTTTTTAAGCCATAAATATCGGTATGACCACATACATTGGCTTTAATACCATCAACCAAAATAAAAAATTCACGCTCACAGATTTTGAGTTGATTCAACGTGATCTCTTGAACGCATTTAGTATTCGCCAGGGAGAACTGCCTGGCAGACCCAGTTATGGCACCACAGTGTATGAATATCTTTTTGAGAATCAATCAAGCCAAATGCAACAGGCCATCAAGGACGAAATACAGCGTGTGGCCTCAGGGGATCCACGGTTGTTTCTCAATGACATACAGGTATTCCCACAGAACAATGGTATTTTGATACAATTAGAAATCACAATAGTACAGACCACTGAAGCCAAGATACTTGCTATCTTTTTTGATGCGCAACAACAAACTGCTGGCTATGTATAACTGCGCCGTTTTCTTTGTCAATAAATAACTCTAGAGGCACAGAGATCAATGGCAACCACCACAAGACAGACCGCAGTATTTGGCGTAGAAGACTGGAAACAGATCTATCAAACTTATCGCGAAGCGGACTTTCAAAGCTACGACTTTGAAACACTACGCAAGAGCTTTATTGATTATCTACGCTTGTATTATCCTGAAACATTCAATGACTATATTGAATCCAGTGAGTTTATTGCGCTGTTGGATGTTATGGCTTTTATGGGTCAGGCACTGGCATTCCGTACTGACCTAAACACTCGTGAAAACTACATTGACACTGCTGAACGTAGAGATTCAGTGGTGCGCCTGGCAGATCTAGTCAGCTATTCAGCCAAACGCAACACTGCGGCTGAAGGGTATCTCAAAGTTTTCAATGTCAGTACCACAGAAAACGTGGTTGACTACAACGGAATCAATCTCAGCAACGTCACTGTGAACTGGGCCGATCCCACCAACCCTGATTGGCAAGAACAGTTCACTGCTATTATCAATGCCAGCCTGGTAGACAGTCAAAAGATTGGCCGTCCAGGCAATCGACAAAGCATATTGGGTGTGCTTACTGATGAGTATGCTGTGAATCTCGTGCCAGGATTTTTGCCAGTTATTCCATATTCGTCCACAGTGGATGGCATCAACATGCAGTTTGAAGCAGTGACTTCTACGTCAGTGGGCCAAGACTATGTGTACGAACCTGCACCTGTACCCAGCACAGCATTCAACATACTGTTCAGAAACGATCAACTGGGATTTCAATCAGCCAACAACGGCTATTTCTTCTTGTTCAAGCAGGGTGTATTACAAAATCAAGACTTTAATTTGAGTGAACGCATTGCCAACCGCACTGTGGACATCAACATCGAAGGTGTCAACAATGAAGATCGTTGGTTGTTTCAGTTGGATAATCTAGGCAACATTGCTCAGGAATGGCAGTATGTTGAGAATATCTATCAAGCAGCAGCTGAAAGATCCACTCAACTGTTGCCCACTTATGCTGTGACTTCAAGAGCCAATGATCAGATTACTTTGGTATTTGGTGATGGTGTGTTCTCACAAATTCCAGTGGGCATATTCCGTGCGTATGTGCGAGCTTCAAATGGCTTGCAGTACATTATTAATCCTGAAGAAATGCAAAACGTTGTGTTGCCCATCAGCTACACTGACCGCAACGGCAACCTGCAGACCATCACATTCACTTGTGGCATCACACGTCCTGTGAGCAATAGTCAGGCACGTGAGCCCATTGGGGAAATCAAACAACGTGCGCCAGGCAGATACTACACACAAAATCGCATGGTCAACGGCGAAGACTACAATATATTTCCTTACACACAGTACAACAGTATTATCAAGTCAAAAGCCCTGAACCGTGCCAGTATTGGTACCAGCCGGTACCTTGACTTGATTGACAACACTGGCAAGTATTCGTCAACCAACACATTTTCAAGTGATGGAGGCATGTGGCGTAGTTTGGTATTGCCTACCATATTGTTCAGCTTTATCAATAGAAATGATGTGGCTGATTTGATTGCCAATCAAGTACAACCAAACATAGCGTCGGCTATTGTGCGCCAATTCTACTATTCGTATTTTCCACGTGAGTCTACCAACACAGGCAGCACTGCAGGTACTACCTGGAATCAAAGCACCACTTTGGCCAACGAAACCACTGGATATTTTGTGAATGCAGCAGGGCAGCCCACTCCTATCGGCAGCGCAGTTTCGTCAATATTCAAATATGTGGTAGTAGGCAGCCTAATCAAGTTTGTGCCTCCCACTGGATACTTTTTTGACCGTAACAATCGACTGGTACAAGGAGTGCCAACACGAGCCGACGAAACGCTGCAGATATGGGCTACCCCTCAACAGATTGTAGGCGATGGATACAACAGCGGAACAGGCAACTTGCCATCGGGTGCTGGCCCAATTACTATCAACAATTTTGTGCCTACTGGTGCTATTGTAGACACAGTGATACCGGCGTTCATTACTGATCTACCCACAGTGTTGCAAGTACAAATGGCTGATCAAATTTTGCTGTTACGAAATTTTGGACTGGGCTATGACAGTGAAGGTACCATAACAGGCACACCAGCCACTTGGTATTTGATAACTGGTTCCAACTTGGATCAAGACGCTCCCTGGAGCCAACAATATGCTGGCAACACCTCAGGAGCAGGATTAGATGCTTCGTGGTTGGTACAATTTGTAGTTGTTAATCAAAATTATACTATTACTTTGCGAGGACTGGCCTATAATTTTGGTTCAGTGTTACAGACTCGCTTTTTCTTCTATGAAAATCAGCTGGTCTATGACAGCCGTACTGGCAGTGTGATCAAAGATTTTATCAATATTTTGTCTGTCAACTCACAACCTGACAGTACTGATCCATTGCCTGGTGACATCTATACCACCATCATTGGTCAACCTGTGGAAAGCGATGGCTATGTGGATGACTTCCAGGTACTGATCAGCTATAGAGATAGTGACAATGATGGTGTGCCTGACAATCCTGATTTCTTTGAAGAAATTGTAGGAACTGCTACCAACCCAGGCAATTTGGTTTTTTTACAACGCACATTGGATTTTGACAATCTACAAAGATATCTGTTGACTGAACCAGACTTGGTGAATTATGATTACGGCACACTTGAAGAAATAGAATTGGTGAAAACTGCCTGGAGTCCAGGACAAGTTTTTTATGCCTATCAACAAGGCACATTTTACTTGTTGGTCATCAGCTTGACCGGAGTCAGAAGTCTGGTATTGCAAACCGCCGGTGACTACATAGCAAGAACAGGTCGTCAAAGTTTGTATTTTCAATACCGACATAACAGTCCGTTGACCAATCGCATTGATCCAGGCAGTACCAACATCATTGACCTCTATGTGGTCACCCAGAGTTACTACACTGCATATCAAAACTGGCTGCGTGACACCACAGGCACAGTGCTGGAACCGGCCATGCCTACCATCAACGAACTCAGCACCGAGTACCAAAATCTACAAGACTATAAAATGATTTCTGACAATATGGTAATTAATTCTGTAATTTTTAAACCTTTGTTTGGTGCCAAAGCAGCACAACAACTTCGTGCCACCATCAAAGTCATTCGTGCTCAAAACAGCACAGCCAGCACCACAGAAATCAAGAGTTCTGTACTGGCCGAGATGAACACGTATTTCAGCATTGACAAATGGAATTTTGGAGATACATTTTATTTCTCAGAATTGGCAGCATACTTGCACAAGCAATTGGGAACAATTATTAGTTCTGTGGTTTTGGTGCCCTTGGACCAACAAAAAAGTTTTGGTGACCTGTACGAGATACGCAGTCAGCCTAGTGAAATTTTTGCCAATGCAGCCACCATAGACAACATTGATGTGATTGAAGCTTTGACCAGTTCTAATCTGCGCACTGCACCCGGCAGCGGGGTAATATAATGGCACGACAACGTTCAGTTGATTTTTTACCAGCCATTTTTCAAACACCAGTCAACAAGCAATTTTTGGCTGCCACGCTTGACACCATGGTGCAGGAACCCAAGTTCAAGAAAACTCAAGGGTTTATTGGTCGCACAGTAGGCCCTGGGGTAAACCCCAAAGACAGTTATGTGGTAGAGCCTGACAAAATCCGTCAGGAATATCAACTGGAGCCAGGTGTGGTCATTCTTGAACCAGGCACTAAAAAAGTCAAAGATGCCATCACTTACCCCGGCATAAATGATGCCATTGAATTCGAAGGTGGTGATTCCGGCAGACCTGATTTGTTGTATCAAAGTGATTACTACACCTGGGATCCATTTATAAATTATGATGCATTCATAAATTTCAGTCAATACTATTGGTTGCCCAGCGGACCTGATGTGGTATCAGTGGCAGCACTGGGAGTGCCCAGTGAGTACAATTTCACAGTCACACGTGAAGACGGTGTGTATTCGTTCTCAGGACAACCTGGCACCAATCCCACGTTGGATCTTGTGCGTGGAGGCAGTTACACTTTTCAAGTGGCACAAAACACCAAGGAAACTGAAAATTTCCGTGTGACCAACATAGGCACCACCAGTTATCAAATTGATTTCCAGTCCAACCCTACTCTGGTGTTGACTCGAGGCAACACATACGTTTTCAACCTTAACCTCAATGGCGACTACCCATTCTGGATCAAAACTCAGCTGAGTCTGGGCACTGGCGACGCCTACAACTCAGGAGTCAGTAGAAATGGCAGTGCATTTGGTTTGGTAACGTTTGTTGTGCCCCAAGATGCTCCGGATATTCTTTATTATGTCAGTCAAAATCAAACCAATCTACGTGGCACAATCAATATAATTGACGGCACACCTGGCACCGGTCCTGGATTTTTTATACAGACCAATCCTGGAGTCGATGGCACGGTGGCTGCAACTCCCAATATCAGTGCCAGAGATGTGCTGGGGGTCAGCAACAACGGTGAAGATCTTGGCACAGTTACTTTTGAAGTGCCGCTGAAAAACGCACAACAATTTTATTACACACTGCCTGACGTGGGCCCAATTGATCTCATGACTGAACTACGTTTTGATCAAATCAACAACAAGCCATTGCAACAATTCATCATTGACAACAATGGCATTGACGGAATTACCTATCTTACCAGCAGAACATTGGTATTCATCAATCCAACCCTGGATGCTGACGCCGGTGGCTGGTTGGAAACCACATTGTTTGATCCATTGGTCAGACTAGATTCATTGAACGGACAACCAGGCAGTTTTGACACTGAGGAATTTGATCAAGCCACTCCAATTCCATTCAACAACAGATACCAACGCTGGCAGATCAACATTGTCAACCGACAAGGGGTGGACTACATCAGTCTGGCCAACATTGGCAATATCAATGTGAATGAAAAATTCACAGTGGCCTATGGTAATCAATACAGCAATACTTCGTGGTACAAAGGCGGCAGCGGATACTTTGAACAAATTCCTCTGTTGACTGCCACACTAGACACCTTGTACTATCAAGATGGCACTGACCCTGAAATGTTTGGACGCATTAGATTGCTGGATCAAACTCAGATAGACACTATTTTTATTGATCAAATACTAGGTCAAGCCAACTACACAGCACCCAACGGTGTTGAATTTACAAATGGGCTCAAGGTTAAATTTACAGGACAAGTTGAGCCAGCAAGTTACGGGTCTGGCAATACTACAATCACATACACTGCTACCATATCTGGCGGCAATCTCATTACTTGTAACAGCACAGCTGGTTTGTATGTAGGCCAACCCATTGTGTTCACGGGCACCACACTTGGTGGTATCGTGGCAGGCCAAACTTATTACATTGACATACTCACTGCCAATGGTTTGCAATTTGCTATTGCTCTGCAACCAGGCGGAGCTCGGGTACAGTTGACCACAGCCAGCAGTGCAGGTTTCTCCGCAGTGGCCATCAGTGACAAACAATACTACGTCAGCGGTGTGGGCACTGCTATTGAACTATTGCCTGTGACAGATTTTGTGTGTCCAGAAACTTACATTGTTGATGCCAACGACAGTACCATTGCCACAGAACCAGGAGAAATAGACTATATTACCATCAACCGTGCCAGCAAAGATCTCAATGCCTGGACACGCAGCAACAGATGGTTCCACCTGGAAGTGATTCAGGCCACTGCACAGTACAATAACACAGTGGCTCAGTTGGACAATCAGTATCGAGCCAAGCGTCCCATTGTTGAGTTCCGTCCTGGTATTCGACTGTTTAACATGGGCACTGAGAGCAAAGCGCCGGTTGACATAGTTGATTTTGAAGAGACTGATGCACTCAGCAACATTGAAGGATCAACTGGTTACACAGTCGATGGTGTTACATTCATTGACGGCACACGAGTGATCTTTGCCGCTGACACTGATCCAGAAGTAAGAAACAAAATTTATCAAGTACAGTTGATCAGTCCAGATACATCGCCACCCATGGGAGCACCTTATGCTGGTCCACAACCCATAATTCACCTGGTACCAGCCAGTGATGCTGAAGTGTTGATTGACCAAAGTGTGGTGTGTCTTGAAGGAACAACATCAAAAGGGCTGAGCTTTTGGTACAACGGCAGTGCATGGACACTGGCACAGCAGAAAACATCAGTACAACAACCGCCTTTGTTTGATGTGTACAATCTTGACGGTGTAAGTTTTGCCAATACCAACACATATCCTTCTACTACTTTTACAGGATCAAAATTGTTCAGCTACGCCATTGGAGACAGTGGTATACTAGATCCAATTCTACAGTTTCCTTTGCAATATCTCAACATCAACAACATTGGTGATATTGTGTTTGACAACAATCTTTTCACTGACACATTTGTATACGTGATAGACAATGTCAGCGAGGTGCTGGCAATCAGCACAGGCACACCAAGAGAATACACATCACGTGCTAGTTTTCAACGCTTGCTGGGCTGGAAATCAGCAGTGGCCACCAGTCAAGTTTATCAGCAGTTCAAGTTTTTCTTTCCACAACAAACATTGCAGTTGGATGTATCAGTGGCCACAAGCCTTGGCAACAACACTGCTCAAGCCTCGCATGTGACACTGCCAGCGTTGAAAGTATATGTGGGTTCTGAATTCATTCAACCCACAGACTATACTTTTACAACCACAGCCAATTCTACCACCATTCAGTTGTCTCGCACCTATGCACCCACTGACATTATTGAAGTATTGGCTCTGAGTGATCAAACCAGTTCAGTGGCGTTTTATCAAGTGCCGGGCAATTTGCAAAGCAACCCACTCAACGGCAACAGCCCATCATTTACTCTGGGTACCATACGAACTCACTACGAAAGCATTTGTGAAAATCTAGTGGACTTGCTGGGTCCTGTGGCAGGTTCCAACAACAGTAGAGACCTGGGCGACATATCTAGATTTGGACTGGTTATATTGCAACAAAGCTCACCATTGACCTTGGCTGGATATTTTTTACGCAGTGAAAAGTTCAATATTTTTGCCAGTTTGCAATACAACATGCAAGAGTATTTGAAGTTCAAAGGACAGTTGCTCAATGCAGTCACACAACAGACCATACAATATCAAACTGTAGCAAGTGTGCTCGACACTGCACTGGCAGATATCACTCTGGGACGCATATCCTCACAGCCGTTTTATTGGTCTGACATGTTGCCAAGTGGAAGTTTGTATTCTACTTTGACCTACCAAATTACCAACACCAGTGGCAACACTTTTGACATTGGATCAGTGTACAACTACACCACTGCTAACTATCAAGGCATGAATGTGTATCTAAACAATGTGATACTCACCAGAGATCATGACTATGTTGTGGCCACTGACGGTCCACGGATCACAGTGCTTGCTACCTTGGCAGTAAACGATGTGTTGACCATCAACGAGTACTCTGCTACCTACGGCAACTTTGTGCCCAACACCCCAACAAAATTGGGATTGTATCCAGCCTATCAGCCCGAACAAGTGTTACAAACCACCAGTACTGGCACACAGAGTGTGATCATTGGGCATGATGGATCAGTCACTCGGGCATTTGGCGACATCAGAGATGCAGTGTTGTTGGAATTCGAAACACGAATCTATAACAACATAAAGTTAGACGGAAATCCTGTTCCTATAAATTTGGTGGACGTGATACCTGGCCAGTTCAGAACCACTGGATACAGTGTTGCTGAAGTTGACAACATACTTGATAAAGATTTTTTGAGTTATGTGGCCTGGAACAAACTGGATTATCGCACACAAGACTATCGTGCAACCAATGAGTTCACATGGAACTACAGTGGCAGCAAAAACAAACTAAATGACGAGTCATTGCCTGGCAGTTGGCGCGGCATATATCGTTATTTTTACGACACAGAACAACCAGAAATAACACCCTGGCAAATGCTGGGATTCTCTATCAAACCCACTTGGTGGGACATTGTATACGGTGCCGGACCCTACACTCAGGACAACTTGGTTTTATGGGACGATTTGGAAGCTGGATATGTGGCTGACCCAGTGGCACCTTATTACTTGCCGGCTTATGCTAGATCTGGCCTGACCACAGTAATTCCCACCAGCGACGAAGGCACATTGCTGAGTCCATTTGATGCAGTTGTGGGCAATTACAATGATCAAACATTCCGCAAGAGCTGGGCCTTGGGTGACGGCGGTCCTGTTGAAGCGTCTTGGTACAACAGCAGTGCATATCCGTTTGCGGCCATGAGATTGTTGGCCTTGACTCAACCAGCCAAGTTCTTTGCATTGTTTGCCGACAGAGATGAGTATAGATATCAAGCAGAGTTTGGACAGTATCTCTACAACTTCCGCTATCGTCTAGACGCCAATGGCGTTCAAGTCTACGGCAATGGCACCAGCAAAGCCAGTTATATCAACTGGATTGTGGACTACAATCGTAATTCTGGGCTGGACACCACGGCCGAGCTCACATCTGACCTGGCCAGTTTGGATGTACGCCTGTGCTATAGAATGGCCAGCTTCTCTGACAAACAATACATAAAAATTTACACAGAAAAGTCCAGCCCCAACAGCGATAATACCACATTCTTGATTCCTGACGAGAGCTATGATTTGCTGTTGTACAAAAATCAACCATTTGCCAAAGCCAGTTATTCCAGTGTGGTCATACAGCAGGTGCCGGGTGGTTACGCAGTGTACGGATACAGTACCAGTCAGCCTTATTTTAGTATTCTAACCAGCGTCAATGCAGGACAACTACAGACCTTTACCAGTGGCGGTACTTCAGTAAGTGTGCCTACCAGCTACACCAATCAAGTAGCACAAATTCCTTATGGGTATATCTTCAGCAATCAAACTGCTGTGAGTGATTTTTTACTGAGTTACGGACAGTATCTTGACCGTCAGGGTCTAGTGTTTGATGATACCACCAATGGTTACATGTTGAGTTGGGGACAAATGGTCAATGAATTCCTTTACTGGAGTGAACAAGGATGGGACAACAATGCATTGATCAACCTCAATCCCCTGGCCTTCCGACTCAGCGTGACCAGACCACAGGCCATTGTGGACAGCATAGTTGCGCAGACCAGTGAAAACATCTTGTTGGATCAAAATCGCAATGAATTGCCCACACGCAATCTGTTGATCACACGCTTGGATAACACATTCACAATAGAACCGGTGACTGATCAGACCTTGAGCTACATTGATTTGAAATACACTGCCTACGAACACATGATAGTGTTGAACAATGCCAGCAGTTTTGGAGATTTGATTTATTCTCCCATAACTGGTGCCAGACAAAGCAGATTGAATTTGATAGCAGCCACATCAACTGAATGGAACGGATCAGTTGATGCTCAGGGCTTTATTCTCAATCAAAACAATGTTACACAATGGGACTCGGCTCGTACCTATGCCAAGGGTGAAATTGTGTTGTACAAAGGCACCTACTGGTCCGCAGCACAAATTGTGCAGCCAAGTATCTTGTTCAATGCCAACGACTGGTTCCAAAGTGATTACACACAAATTGAGTTGGGTCTGTTGCCTAACTTGGCCAACAAAGCTGATCAGTTGCAAAACAGTTACAACATCAACACTGCTAACCTGGAACAAGACAATGATTTGTTGAGCTACGGACTGATTGGATTTAGACCCAGACAGTATCTTACCAGTTTGAATCTTGATGATGTCAGTCAAGTCAACATCTACAAACAATACCTGGGAACCAAAGGTACCATTCTCAGTGCAGAACTGCTGGCACAGGCCAATCTAGGCAAGGAAATTGCAGATTACAACATCTACGAAAACTGGGCAGTACAACGTGCAGTATACGGAGCCAATGCCAATCGCAGTTTCTTTCAATTGAGATTGAATCGTGCATTGTTGAACAGCAACCCCAGCTTGGTCCAGGTCATAGCAGCCGGCCAGCCCAGTCAAGCTGATCAACCCATATTGTTTGCTGACATATGGCGTCAGAGTTACAAACTTACATCACCAAATATTCTGCCAGTGACCACAACATTGCCAACTGACATTGGGTTTCCCACTGCAGGTTATGTAAATTTCCAAGATGCAGATATCACAGTGTTTGACATCACTGACATAGCCAGCTTGGCTGCAAATATAGATCAAATTCAAGCAGGATCCACAGTGTGGGTGGCCAAGACCAATGAATATGATTGGGATGTGTTCCGAGCAGAAGCTGTGCCAGGCACAGTACAACATGTGTGTGACAATCTTGATGGCACCAGTCTAGTGTTGTTTTCACAACAACACGGACTAGTTCAAGGCCAGCAGCTGATTATCAAACAATTTGATGCCGAAGTCAATGGGGTGTACACAGTGATTGCTGTGCCCAATCTTACCAAAATCACTATCGCGTTTAGTTTTACAGGTGATCGGACCATTGTGGATGGCACAGGCCTGGCGTTTACACTACAAACTCAACGTGTGGCTCAGGCCAGCGACATCATTAACCTGCCATATGCCAACACCATTGAACCAGGTGCCAAAGTATGGGTAGACAACAACGGCAACGATCGTTGGGTTGTGTTGCAAAAACAAGAAGTATTTTCCAGCATCACTGAACTAGCACCAACCGTGACCGATGTTGGTGAACAGTACAGTTCCAGCGTGGCTCAGGCCGGCAGAGGTTTTGCAGCCATTGTGGGCAGTCCTAGATACAGATTCCCTGCAGGTGCTACAGAATGGAGCGAGGCAGAACAATACTTGCCAGGTGACATAGTGTTTGTGCTTGACCCATATGAAACACAATTTTATCAGTGTATTCTCGGCACTCCATTGCCACCAGGACCTGATCCCAGCAATACCACTTATTGGGCCAGTTATTCACTTGCAACATTGCCACGCAAAGGTGGCATATATGTGTACGTCAAAACTGATGCAGTTGACTACACAGTGGTCAGTCCGTTGTCACCATTGGATGCAGTGATCACACTCAACGGTACAGGGGTACTGAGCCTGGGATCGTCTGTGGCCTTTGGCAATCAAGACTGGGCAGTGGCTGGCGCACCCAACAGCCTGGGCAGTGTTGGTCAAGCCAACAATGGCTATTCATGTGTAATTTATAGAGATCCTGAGCTGGCAGCACCGGGCAGTATTCCTTATGGTGCATGGCAGTTGTTGACTACACCTGACAGTGTGAGTGTGGACCAAGGCCAATTTGGATCATCAGTGACCATGAGTCAAGATGAGCGTTGGTTGTATATTGGTGCTCCTGGTGTAAACAAAGTTTATGCATATGGCCGAGTGGACTGGCAAAAGCAGTTCGTAAGAATATTTGCAGATGGTGCTACCACAGAATATTTCATCGGCGATGTAATACAAATTGACGCGGCCACACAGTTGCAAATTGGTGTGGGTGGCGTCACTCAAATTCTCAACACAGATTATACTGTAAACAACGATTTCAATACTGTGACATTTTTCACTGCTCCTGCAGACGATGAACAAATAGAAATCCAGCGTATCAATCGCAAAATTTTAGATTTTGATGTGTACTACAACGTGCCAGCTTCGGGAGGTACTGGCACCGGAGCTACCTTTGTGGTCACTAGACTGCGTAACACTGTGACAGTTTCGGTTTTTGCCGGTGGGTCAGGCTATGCCAATGGTAACCCCAGTGCTGGCACACTGACTATTTTGGCTGCTGCTTTTGACGGCACAGCCAACATCACTTTGCAAGTGATAGTGTCTGGAGGCACAGTGACCGGGGTGTTTGGTACACCAGTATATGCCCCGCCTAGTCTAACCAACACATTCTCCTTGAATGAATTTTTCTTCACAGTAGATGTGATTGACAGTTTTAGCGTACTTGTAGATGATGTGTTACAAAGACCCAACATTGATTACACATTCAATGCGTTGACCAGCGATCTGACTTTTTTGCCAACCACTGCTGGCAATTTTGGCGTTGGCATCAAGTACACCATTATCACTGTGGGCACAACTGATTTCACAGCCATTGGTGCCATATCAAACACACCTGGCATAACGTTCACAGCAACTGGTGCGGGCACAGGCACAGGAACTGCTCAGAATCCAGCCACAGGCACTGAAATACTGGTACGAGCAGAAGGATATTTTGAATACTGCGACACCATCAGTTACCCTGGCAGCACAGCTGGCGACAATTTTGGCAGTGCTGTCAGCACCAGCTCTGACGGCAGACAAGTGTTGATTGCAGCAGAAGATTGTCAGGTGTCAGGCACAATTGCCACAACGTCTAGTTCTGGACTGGCAGCCGTTGGCACCAACACTTATCTTGGCCTAGCACAAAACAGCACATCCGGCTCAGGACAAGGTGCTAGATTTACTGTGACCAAACAAAACAGCACTTACACTGTGACTGTGACTTCACCTGGACAAGACTACACAGTGGGCGATACCATTACCATACTGGGCACTGTACTGGGCGGAAGTGTGTTGTACAACAACTTGATCATAACAGTCACCGCTGTGGAATCTTATGCCAAAGCTGGCACAGTGTACGTGTTCAACAGAAACGTACAACAATTCATTTATGGTACAGACACATCATCAGTTGACTTTACTGTGTTGGGAACACCAATATCACCAGTCAGTGTGAGTGTGAATGGAACATTTTTACTGAATGCTGTTGCCGCTGCACCCAACGCCACTAACACTTTCACAGTGAGTGGTTCTACAGTGACCATCAATGGTGATCTGCAGACTGGTGATATAATTGAAATTGAAACCAATCAATTCAGCCAAACTCAGATCATACAACAGAATACTGTAGAAGAGTTTGCCAACTTTGGTCAGGCACTGGATCTGTGCAGTTACGATTGCAGTTTGTATGTGGGCGCTCCGCAGAGTAGCATACAAGTGATCAAAGGCGGCGTGGTTGAACGTACAGTAAATCAAAGCCGTGCCTATGGCATAATTACCAGCACAGTGGGCAACCCCACTCTGGACAATGGCGACACCATAAACATAGACAACATAGAAGTGGCAGTGCCCGGCGGTGTAAATCAAAATGTCACTGGACTGGCTGCGGCAATAAATGTAGCAGTACCAAATTGCAGTGCCACAGTTGATAATTCAGGACGATTGGTGTTGGCTGTAAAAAATTCTGCTGCTGCACCCACAGGCAACAAACTAAAGGTAGCACCAGGTGCAGTGGGCACAACATTTGCTGATCTTGGATTTGATGTTTATGCATTTACGCAGACCATACTCAGCCCTAATCCACAAGAATTTGCATCATTTGGCGCCAGTATCAGTCTTGACGAATCTGCCATTGCGTTGATAGTAGGTGCACCTCAAGGCACGTTGTATCTAGTGGTGTTGTTTGATCTTGGTACAACAGTGTTTGATGACAATGTGACAGAATTTTTTGATCAAATATTACAAAGTGGCAGCGTGTACACATACGACTTGCTGGTCAGTGATTCAATCACCTTGAGCAATCCCGACAAGTTTGTGTTTGGACAACAGATTCAAAACAGCAACGTGGCTTCTTATGATCAATTTGGTTCAGCTGTGGACTATCGTTCAGGTCTGCTGTGGGCAGGTGCTCCAGGAAATGAACTGGGCGATAGCACACTGGGCGGCAATTACGGTCGCGTGTTCATCAGTGAAAATGCCAATGGGTTGCCTGCCTGGACTGTGTTGAGAGAACAGCAGCCAGTGGTAGATGTAAAATTGATAAACTCTGTGTATGCATATGATCGATTGACATCAGCCACAGCAGCTTATTTTGATTTCTTCAACCCATTGCAAGGTAAAATTTTGGGTGCCGCCAAACAGAATCTTGATTATATTGGGGCAGTGGATCCTGCAGGATACAATGTGGGACCTCGCAATATCACAGGCAGCAGTTGGCAAACAGCCAATGTGGGTGAGACCTGGTGGGATACCAGCACAGTGAGATTCATTGATCCCAACCAAGACGACATCTTGTACGCCAGTCGTCGTTGGGGGCAAACATTCCCAGGCAGTTCAGTTGACGTGTATCAGTGGGTGAAAAGTGCTGTGCCTCCAGCAGATTATGTTGGACCCGGTACAGCAAGAAACACATCAAACTACACTGTGAATACCACACTGACCAGAGCTGGTACTTTTATACCAGAGTACTACTTCTGGGTGCGTGGAATAACCACCACAGCTCCTGGTAAAACACTCCCAATCAGCACAGTGGCCAATTACATCACAGATCCTCGTGCCAGTGGCATAGCCTACATAGCACCACTCAATGCCAGCACATTTGCCATATACAATGCACTGGATATCATATCTGCCGAAGACACAATCATAAGCATTGAATTTGATCGTGAATACACAGACAGTGCAGTACACGCAGAATACGAATTGATTGCACAGGATCAAGCAGATGGATTTCTCAGTGACAATCTTTATCGCAAGTTGTTGGATAGTTTTTGCGGAGTAGACATTTCTGGCAGTTTGGTCCCTGACATCAACCTCAGCGTAGCACAACGTTATGGCGTGCAATTCCGTCCGCGTCAGAGCATGTTTGTTGACAGATTCAACGCATTGGAAAATTATCTACAACGATGCAACACAGTTTGTGCCAGATATCCCATTGCAGAAAGCAGAGCATTGACCTTGTTGCTCAGTCAAGAACCACAACCCAGTGCTACCTCAGGACTGTGGGACAAGCGTGTGGCCAATTTAGAAGTACTGGGCTTTCAAAATATCAATGCTGTGACATTGGGCTACAGATACCTTGTGGACACTGACAGCAACAACCGTGGACTGTGGACCATTTACACTGTGCAGTTGATCACTCAAACATCATCTACTCGTCAACTGACCTTGACCAGAGTTCAGAATTTTGACACTAGACAATATTGGTCTTATATCAACTGGGTACGCCCAGGTTACAACACCAGTTCTCAAGTCATAGCCGAGGTTCCAAACTTTGCAGGACTTAACACCACAACTGCACCAGTCGGCAGCAGTGTCAGAGTCACAGCCAATGCTCAAGGTAAATTTGAAGTATACTTGCGCACCACAATTGGATGGGATCGTGTGATATTGCAAGATGGCACCATTGAATTTTCTGCACAGCTATATGATTATGCCTTGGGAAGATTTGGATTTGACAACGAAGTATTTGACGCACAATATTTTGACCAAGAGCCAGTGATTGAAACACGCAAAGTGCTGCAGGCCATCAATCAAGAAATTTTCATCGATGAACTGCTGATTGAACGCAATAGAGCATTGACCCTGATGTTCAACTATGTTCTCAGCGAGTTTGCTGCTCCTGAATGGTTGATCAAAACCAGTTTGGTAGATGTTGAACACAGAATTCGTTCGCTACTGCCATTCCAGAATTTCAGCAGAGACAATCAAGAATTTGTATTGGATTACATTCAAGAAGTCAAACCGTATCATGTGCAGATCCGAACGTTTAGTTTGCTGTATGATGGTAGTGATCAATGGCCTGGGGATATCAGCGATTTTGATGTACCAGCATACTACAACACTGATCTTGATGTGCCACAATACACCAGTCCAATTTTGTTGCCTTATGAGGCCGGTACTGCATTTAATTCTGAACTGAACATTCTAAGCAACTTGCCCAGCAACAGCACTGTATGGGACACATGGCCTTACAGTTCATGGTACAACACTTATCTAATGACCATTGATACCATTGATGTTATCGAAACTGGATCAGGATACACAGAACCTCCCTTGGTCATAATCACTGCCAACTCAGGAGATCCTGCACCCACCACGCCAGCACAAGCAGTGGCTCTGTTGAACAGTTTGGGACAAGTGTATGCCATCAACGTAACAAATGCAGGTGCTGGATATCGCAGTACTCCTACTGTGTCGTTTGACGGCGGTAACGGATCTGGAGCAGTGGCATATGCAAGGTTGATCAACGGTCTCACTAGATCGTTCAAGACTGTGATTAGATATGACAGATATCAATACAACTCTAGTATCACTGACTGGAATGGTTCTTCATTGTACGTAAATGGAACACTGGTGCGATATGATGATCGAGTATGGTCAGCCAGCAGTGCTGACGGCAGCAGTGCTGTGACTGGTCCTAATTTTGATCTTGAAAACTGGACTTTGGTCAACGCCGGTAATTACACCTATCCAGGTGCCAGCCAGCCCACTGGACTGAGTGGTATAGATCGCACACGAGGATTGTATGTGGCCGCGGCCAACAGTCCGGGCCTAGAGTTGCCATTGCTGATTGACGGTCTTGACTATCCTGGTGTGCAAGTTTACGGCAACTATTTCTTGGGCAGTAGCAGTACTGATCCCACAATCAATTGTTCGGCTACTAGTGCGCAAGGCAACATAATCACCTGCGCAGGCACTTTGCCACTGCAAGTGGGATCAACAATAAAATTTTCAGGTGCGACATTTGGTGGTATTGTAACAGGAACTACATATTTTGTAACTTCTATTCCCAGTTCAAACACCTTCACAGTTACCACAATACAAGGCGGCATCAACACCCCATTGACCGACGCCACTGGCAGCATGACTGCACAAACTTTACCACTGTTGGATGCTCAGTATGAAAGTGCTTTTTTAGATTCATACCTTGGCACACAACCCAGTGACATCATTGTAGATGGCGGCGAGTTTATAGGACCGTACGAAGGCCATGCGCCAGAAGAGCTGGTCAACGGCAGTGAATTTGACACCTTGGATCTGCGAGTGTACACCAGACCAGGTGCAGACTGGCAGAATGATGGGCATGGTTTCCAAATTGTATCTGTTAGATACACTTATGATCCAGCTGAGACCAACTTTTACAGTTGGGCCAATGTGGTTGACTTTCCTGTACAAGTATTGGTCAGTAATTTGACCACTGGACAAGATCTCATTGAGAATATCCAATACTTTGTGGACTGGGCTGCTCAATACATTGTGATTACATCTTCGGTCACCCCCGGGGACATCATCAACATCAATGTGTATGAAGTCGGCGGCGGCAGCCAGCTGTATAGAAAAAATTATACAGGGGCTGAGTTAGATTTATTGGACAATAAAGTTATTGTGCCAGTGAGTCTTGCGCAGATTGCACAGGTGGCAGTGTTTGTAGATGGCACCATTATACAACAAGTCCCAGTGGTCACTGCTTATTCAGCCAGTGTGCCTTGGGCCATAACGTCTGAATTCCCTGCACTGTCTGTGATTTACAACAACAACGTGATAACTTGTACTAGCACTGCTGGTGGTGGATTCAACGTGATAATTTGTACAGACACTACCAGTTTGACAGCAGGGCAACCCATTGTGTTCTCTGGCACTGTGTTTGGTAGCATTGTGGCTGGTGTTGAATACTATGTGCTGTCTGTAGCCAATGCCACACAGTTCTTTATCACTGCGGTGTCAGGATCTACTACACCAGTAACGTTGACCACTGCCAGTGGCTCCATGACAGGTCAACCAGCTGGTACTTACTATCGTGCCACACAGGCAGTGCCAGCTGGTATACAGTTGACCAACACTGCGTATTGGTTGCCGTTTGTGCCTTCTCAACGCAGTGAAGTCTTTATTCCTGCCACACTGGGACTTGCTGATTTGGTTTCAATATTGATACTGGGAGACGCTCTCAGCATACCAGTCACTGATGTTGTGAGTGAAAGCAATGCGGTGATATTGTTGGGAGACCTTGCAACACTGAGTGTGGGACAAACTGTGACGTTTTCAGGATATGGCCTGGGCGGTATCGAAACTGCAGTCAACTACCAGATATTCAGCGTGGTTTCGGATTCTATCAACGCCATCACACTCACACTGGATGGAGTCACCGAAGTTGACTTGATCGATGACCAAGCAGCTTGGTCGGGCGAACTCACAGCCAAGTTCATACCAGTTGGTCTTGCCAGCTGGAGCACACCAGTGGTTGAGCAGTTTGAAGCAGTGGACAATGTGCTGGTCACCAACTCAGTCACGCTGAGTGTTCCAATAATTGGCACCAATCCTGCCAACATGGTGGTTGAAATAAATGGTTTCAGACAACAACCTGCAGAAGGAATAGAATGGATTGGGGATGACAGTTCTGTAAGTTTTGGTTTGCCGCAACGTGGCAACTACTCACAGAGCATTATTAGTCCTCCCAGCGATGTGGTGGTGTATGTAGACAATGTACTGCAGGTACAAAGCGTTGGCGCTACCCTAGGAACCTACAGCGTCACAAATTATCCCGGCAGCAACACACCAGGACGACAAGTGGTGTTCAATGTACCACCACCAGCTGGCGCAAGAATTCTGATCACAGTCAGCACCATAGCTGACTACAATGTCATAGGAAACACAATACAATTTAACAATTTGTTGAATTTTCAAGACCGTATCTCAGTGGTGACCTGGAATGATACTTTGCAACAAAATGCATTGACTCTTGTGTTTGTTGGACCTATTACCACTGGTCTTACTGTGGAAGAACCATATGACAGCACCACTTATGATGTGGGTGTAATTGATTTTCAACCTGGTTCGTTTGATTACAGTGTAGGTACCAGCATACCCGTAAACAATTTTGATTTGTTAAGAGAAGGCATATCTGCCAACCGTTTGTGGGTCACACTGGATGGAACAAGATTGTTTGAAGGTTCAGACTACACAATATCAGGCCAGTTTTTGATACTGGCCACAGGTGCTATTGGTGCCAATCAAGTCATGGTTATCACAGAATTTACCAACAGCGTGGTGCCAGATGCTGTGGCATTTGGTATTTTCCAAGACATGCGCGGAGTGCAAGTCACTTATCGTATCACTGCTGCAACTACCACCACGCTGACTCAACCACTGTCGGCCACTGCTGATGTGATACATGTACAGGACGCAACCAAACTGACCTTGCCTAATCTCTCAACTGGTGTGTTTGGCATCATCACCATCAATGGTGAACGTATTTCATATCGCAATAGAATTCTTGCAAACAACACCTTGACTGGTCTCAGACGTGGCACAGCCGGTACTGCTGCTGCCGATCATCCTGTGACATCTGAAGTGTATGATCTTGGATTGGGCAACTTGCTGGACGAACGTTATCAGAATTACACTGTGTCTGACTCAGTTATAGCCGATGGTAGTAGTTCTTTGTACTATGCTCCCAGCATTGACATCAGTGATTTTGGGGACAGCAGTTCAGCGTATGTTGAAAGTATTGAAGTTTATGTGGGCGGCGCCCGACAGTACAACTACAGTGAAACTCAAAGTACCAGTCAATATCGTTACATTGTGACTGATTTTGCACCGCTGGCCATTGAATTTATTGTGGACAATGATCCTGAAACTCCATTGCTGCCACCGGCTGCAGGCAGTGAAGTTACCATACTACAACGCCGTGCTCTTGGATGGTACCTGCCAGGCAACGGTAGCCCCAGTGACGGTGTAGCACTGCAAGAAACTGATACAGAAGCCGCAAGGTTTTTGTGTGACCGATAACACAGGTAAATAAAAGACTATGGAAAAGTCAACATCCGCCCCCAACACTGTGCCTCCCAAAACGGCTGCGCCCAAACGTCCCAATGAAACAGGGTCAATTTCAGTACAAGCGCACATGCGAATTTTTGACCCAAAAACTCAAAAAACTTATGTGGAGGGACGAGCATGATTCAGCCTGGACTGTGTAAAATTGAAGGCTTTGTCAAGATACATGACCCCAACACTGGCGAAATTTTGGTAGACAAGAAAAACGCCATTCATTACGAAAACATCAGTTTGGCCATGGCCCAGACCCTAAGTGATCGCAACACTGGATACATCTATCTCATGGCATTTGGCAATGGCGGCAGTAGTGTGGATCCAACTGGGGTTATTACGTACTTGCCCCCAAACACCACTGGTCAAAACGCCGACTTGTACAATGAAACCTATGCCAAAGTGGTTGATGACAATTCAGCAGCCAACATTGATCCAGAAAACAACAAAATGACTGCATTGCACACCAGTGGCAATGTTTACAGTGATATTCTTGTGACCTGTTTGTTGGATTATGGTGAACCTCCCACACAACAGGCATTTGACAACTCAACCAATTTTGACGGAGAATTTGTGTTTGATGAGCTAGGATTAAAAACCTGGAATGGATCAGCAAATGATCTAAGACTGATCACACACGTGATTTTTCACCCGGTGCAAAAAAGTTTGAATAGACAAATTCAAATTGATTACACCCTGCGTATACAGACGCTGAGTAACATAAACGCTGTATAAATATTGAAACTAGGAACAGGTAACTGACATGGCATATACAATCAATCTAACAGACGGCACAGTTTTTGCCACCATCAACGATGGTACTGTAAACACCGCTGCAGGTTTTGCAACCGGCGCACCACTTACATTAGTGGGCAAAAACTACGCTGGCTACGGTGAATTTTTAGATGAAAACTTTATTAGACTGATGGAAAATGGGTCTAGTGTTAACCAACCACCAGCACCGCTCACTGGACAATTATGGTGGGACAAGCTGAACAATTTGTTGAAGGTTTACAATGGCACCACATTCAAGACCATTTCAGCTGCTACAGCTTCTGCTAGCCAACCTGCCAGCAACGTTGCTGGAGATTTGTGGTACGACACAGTAAATGCACAATTGAAAGTGTACACTGGTTCTACGTTTTTAGTGGTTGGACCTGGATACACCGCAGCTCAAGGCACGTCGGGTGCTGTGCCTGAAACTATTCTTGACAACGTGGGTGCAACCAAATACATCACCAGTTTGTATGTGAACAATGTGCGAGTGGGCGTGATCTACAACAGTGTGGCATTTACACCTCAAGCATCATTGGTCTCAGCGTTTCCCACTATCTTCCCAGGATTCACACTGTCAAGCACAGTGTCCAGTGCGGTATTTGCTGGATCAGCAACCAATGCGCAACTGTTGGACAATCTTGACTCAACTGACTTCATGCGAGCCACAGCCAACACCACAACAACTGGCACAGTCAACATTTTAAACAACACAGGATTGAGCGTGGGCGTGGCCAATGTGTTCAACGTCAATACCACTACTACAGATGCCAACATCAAGAGTGCAATTTCTGGCGGTAACCTAAACATACAGGCCAATGTCAGCGGCACAACTTTTGTGGTAGCACAAGCATTAGGAGCCAGTGGCACTTTTGCAGTAAGCAATGCCTTGGTTGTGGGTTCCACAGCTTCGGCAGTGGGCAACATCACTGGCGCCAACTTCAACACCGGCGGTTTGATCACCGCAGTGGGCAACATCATCGGTGGCAACATCAATACTGGGGCACTGGTATCAGCTGCCAACGTTTCTGTTACTGGCAACGTTCAAGGCGGCAACTTGCGTACAGGCGGATTGATTTCGGCCACAGGTAACATTACCGCGGCTGCCAACGTGGCAGGTACATATTTCATTGGTAACGGCTCACAGCTGACTGGATTGAGCCTGGGTGTTAGCGTTACCAAGTTTGAAAACGGAACATCCAAAGGTGAAATTAACACACCCAACGGCAACATCACCTTCAACGTTGCCGGCACAGCCAACGTGGTTGTAATTGACACCAGCACATTGTATGCCAACATACTGAGCGCAAACTCAATTTCCAAGACAGGCTCCAACGCCATTGGCAACATTGGCTCAAGCAGCAACTACTTCAACCAAGTGTTTGCCACTGCTACCACAGCCCTGTACGCTGACGTGGCAGAACGCTTTGCTGCTGATGAATTGCTAGAGCCAGGCACTGTGGTCGAACTGGGCGGTGTCAAAGAAATCACCCGATCAAACCAAGATCTAAGTGAAAATGTATTTGGCGTTATAAGTACAAGACCAGCCTACACCATGAATGGTGGCGCAGGTGAAGATGATACTCACCCCAAAGTGGCCATGACCGGTAGAGTACCAGTCAAGGTTGTGGGCTATGTTCGCAAAGGCGACAGATTGGTCAGTGCCGGAGCAGGTATTGCCCGTGCTGCTCAACCTGGCGAAGCCACAGCATTCAATGTGATTGGACGAAGTCTGGTTGACAAACCCACCCCTGAACCAGGTACAATTGAAGCTATAGTTACTATTAAATAAAGGACACACAGATATGACATACGTAAGCACAGGGGTGATACAAGCCGCAGACTACAACGGGTTTGTAACTCTCACAGCTGGTGCCAATGTCAACGCTACCTGGAGCACTGGAACTACCAGCGCCGGGTACGGACAAACAGCAATTGCAAGTGTGGGCGGTCCAAGTCCGGGTCCTGCTGGTACAGTTACCGCAGTAAATTGGGCAACATTGGTCAATACCATTGCCAGCATGGCTTCTCATCAAGGTACAGCAATCACTGCTAGAACAGCACCAGTCACAGGCAACACTGTGTCAATATTGACAGCATTGAACACTGATATTACCAACTGCTACAACAACCGAGGCAATGCTGTGGCAACTGGAACACAGTTTACTGGTTGGACTGGTACCAACAGCTTGACTGCTGGTCGCGGCGCCGGCGCCTGGAGTATTGCATTTACCAACACTGTGACTTTTGCCTCAGCTGACGCGGCCAGATATTTTTTCAATGCTGGCGGCATAGTCAAAGTTGATGTGAGCAAAACTGCTACCGGCAACACAGGAGACCCTGAATGGAATGACTTGGCCAACACCTTGTGCGGCGACATATACATCAGTGGTGGTGCTTTTAGTCAGACCATTGCTGGCACAGTGTATACTGGAACCACCAAAGTTGGTGGATCTGGCACACCCAACACCTTGGCCACTACCACAGGCTTTTTTGACCTTACCCCCGGCGGTGCCGCAGTCATAGTATACAAACAGTTTGCTGACACAGCACCGTACACGGCCAATTTCATACAACACAGTTTGACTCTTGACGCAACCAGTGCGGTGTTGACCATATCCACATTGTGGTCAGCCAGTGATGGTGACCCTATTTCTGGTGGATCGGCCAGTGTTGGAGCCACGCCAGGCACAGCACCCACAACCATTGTGACATACTTTCCACCCAGCACCACTTATCTTTCAGCAAGTTGGGGCACACCCTCGGTGGCTGCCACAACAACTTAATCAAAAGGGGCTGTTGCCCCTTTACTTTTCTCCGCTGTTCCTATATAATACACTATGGACACTGAAGCCTTGGTTGCTCACGCACGAGCAAGATTTGATCACGCAGCCGCCCGACGGGTGCTAAAAGAAAAATACGAAGCACGTATGGTGTTTGCTTATGGTGGCGGAATGTGGCGTGCCGGCCCAGAATTGTTGACTGTGTTGTTGGCCTGCGCACAAGACAAGGATGTGGTGATATTGGACTTGTATGAAACACCAGTGCAAATTGTTGTAACAGACTTGTTTGCTCGAGCACACGAACGCTGGCAAGAGCAAATGAACGCATGGAAAGTGGAATGGGACGAACTAAACAAAAAACGATAACTCAAGGTGTGCTAATCTTTGCCTTTAACAATGAGGCAACGGATTACATTGCCATGGCAGCATGGAATGCAAAGAACATTCGCAGGCACCTAAACTTGCCTGTGGCTGTGGTCACAGACAATCCTGCGGCTGCCGCCGAGCACAAATTTGAACACATCGTTGTCACAGCACCAGACACTGGTGGTTTTCGACATTTTGCTGATTACGGAGCCACTGTGACTTGGCACAATGCCGGACGCATCACGGCCTACGAACTGTCACCATTTGATCAAACCTTGGTACTGGATGCTGACTATGTGATAGCCAGTGATAGGTTATTGCAAGTACTAGAACTACCACAGCAGTTTGCAGCCTTCAAGGATGGATTTGATCCCAGCAGTATGACCAATCTTGATACATTTGGTGCGTATAATATGCCCATGTGGTGGGCCACTGTGATGATGTTCCGTCGTGGCAATATCAGCCAATACATATTTGATTCAATGCAAATGATACGCAACAACTGGCAGCACTATCGAGACTTGTATGGCATTCACCAAAGCAACTATCGCAATGACTATGCCCTGAGCATTGCACTGGGACTGGTAGCAGGTGCGGAACAATCAGTGCATGAGATATTTTTCCCCATGCTCAATGTCATGCCAGAACACGGATTGACTCGTGTGGCGCAAGATCATTATGAAATCGAATACACCAACACCGAAGGCCGACTCAAAACTCTGAGTTGGGCCGGATTAGACTTTCATGCCATGTGTAAACGACACCTGGAGGCCATAGTTGCAGCCCATTGACGAACAAGGTTATGTGATTGTTGCTGTGAACAGCGACACTGTGGATTATCTTGACTGCGCTAAAATGTTGGCCACGACCATACGCTACTGGGATCCGTCGGCACGGATATGCCTGGTCACAGATAGTTCCTACGCTCATCCCATATACGACCATCATAGACAACTTGTGCCTGAAGCCAACCCCTATGCCAATGATGCACAGTTATTCAAACTATCCCCATTTCGTGAAACCATCAAACTAGAAGCAGACATGTTTGTTGTTTCACCTATCTCACACTGGTGGACACAGTTTAGAAACAGAGATGTTGTGATTAGCACAGGGTGTAGAGATTGGCAGGATAATGTTAGCACAGCAAGGCATTATCGTCGTGTGTTTGATGTGAACCATTTGCCAGACGTGTACAACGCTGTGACATACTGGCGCCGTAGTGAAACTGCTCGGGAGTTCTTTGGCTGGGTGCGAGACATATTTGCCAACTGGACCGAGTTTCGAAAACTCATAAAATTTCCTGATGAAACACCATCAACTGATCTTGTGTATGCTATGGCAGCAGAGATCATGGGCAGAGATCGGGTCACAATGCCATTCAGCACATACCCAAAGATAGTGCATATGAAACGACACATAGCAGGAACACAAACTGAACACTGGTTGGATGAGCTAGTGTGGGAATATCAAGACTTACGACTGCGCATACAAACTGTGGCACAAACAGGTGCGTTTCATTACCATGTTAAAGATTGGCAAGCATGACACCTGAAGAGTTTTGGTCTATACTGCACAACATGCCAGAACCCAGTCCGGTGTGTTATCGTTTGTATCACGACGACCAAGGGCACCCGTTATTCTATAGCATGGAAGACGAGCCTGGTACATACATTGAGATTGACCAGGTGACTTTTGCTCGCAGTGCCTCCAACGTGCGTGTGCGAGATGGTCAACTGGTAGAAATAACATGGGCAACCACAACAAAATTGGTCCCTGGCAACTGTGGCACACCTTGTCATCCCAACAATGTTGCTGTCGTTGTTGCCGAGAACCAACCTCATACCCGCTGGAGTAAAAAAACATATGAATCAAATTGACATTGCAGACCTAGACTGTGTATACCTAAGTTATGATGAACCTGAAAAAGAAGAGTTTTGGATACGGATCAAAAACATGGTGCCTTGGGCTACCAGAGTAGACGGTATCAAAGGGTCAGACGCTGCTCATAAGGCAGCTGCTTCTGTCAGTACCACTGAACGTTTCATATTGATTGACGGTGATAACATTCCTGACGCTGCGTTCTTTAATCAGACATTAAAATTTGAAACACCAGACTGGGAACAGGCAGTGTTTCGTTGGCGTGCTAGAAATCACATCAATGGCCTGATGTATGGCAACGGCGGGTTAAGTTCATGGACACGTGAGTTTGTGTTCAACATGCGCACACACGAAGCCACGGACGGACGTACAGAAACAGAAGTAGAGTTTTGTTTTGATCCCATGTACTGGCCCATGTACGACTGTTACTCAACCACATACCCTAATGGGAGTGCATTTCAAGCCTGGCGTGCCGGCTTTCGTGAAGGTGTAAAAATGTGCTTGAACAAGGGCGCTCGACCCACGGTGGAAGAATTCCAACAACAGGTACACAAACGTAATCTAGATCATTTGACCATATGGCACAACATTGGAGCGGACGTCAACAACGGGCAGTGGGCCATGGCCGGAGCAAGGCAGGGCACATACATGACCATGCTCACAAACTGGGATCATAAGCAAGTACAAGACTTTGATGCGTTGGCTGAAATCTGGGAAACAGTAAAAGATGCTGAACCAAGATTGTTAGGCGGACGTGTGGCAGATGAGTTGCATAATCAGTTGGACTTGCCTATGGCCATCTTTGAAGGTGAACAAAGCCGATTTTTCAAACAACATTATCAATCAAACTGGCACAATCGTGGCATCATGGTCAGAGAGATTGATGTTATTAGACAGCAAGAAGGCTGGTAATGGCCAAACTTTATTTAGATGGATGCAGCTTTACGTTTGGACTGGGATTAGAAAGTCATGATACATTGGCTGGTCGCTGGGTGTCTGAATATGAAGTAATAAACAAAACACGTCCAGGCAAATCTAATTTGGCCATTGCACTTGATGCTTTTGAAAATATTCAGAATTGTGACATAGTAGTTATTGGTTGGACATATTCTTCCAGGAGCTATCTAAAATATCAAGAGTACGACATTGATTTGCTGCCATCTAGAACAGTTGTAGAATTGCCATTCGAAAGAGATACCAAAACAATCTCAGACATTTATACAGATTTGCATAGAAATTTTTACGCACTGCATGACACAGCATTTGCCAAGCACCATAGTGATTTTTTAGTTTCCAGCATAAAATACATGTGTGAAAAATATCAGAAAAAATCAGTATTTTTTTCTTGGGAACGTCGAAAAACAGATTTTGACATATACTATCCTACTATATCTCCAAAAATGCGGTTACCCGATGGACACTTAAATGCCGACGGAACTTTACACCTATATAATAATTTACAACAACTAATATATGAACAAAGGTGACGAGTCAGTAGACAACAAGAGTAAATTTCTTGGCTCTGCTGAGCAAATGAAACAACAACTAGGACCTGCACTTTGTCTAGCAAAGTGGAAGCAGGTCAGCCTACACTTGACCACAGGCATGAACAACTCATGCTACCATCCTCCGCTACACCCAATCGACCCTGCAGAGATTGCTGTAGATGTTTCGGCTTTGCACAACACTGCATATAAAAAACAACAACGCCAAAAGATGTTGGCAGGTAAAAAGCCCGGTGAATGTCAGTACTGCTGGAACATGGAAGATCAAGGCAAACTAAGCGATAGACATTATCGGTCCGGCGAACCTTGGGCCGCTGTAGATTTTGAATCAATAAAGAATAGCACAGGAGCGGAAAATGTCATTCCCAGTTATGTTGAAGTTAATTTTAATCACGCTTGCAATCTGCGGTGTAGTTATTGCAGCCCTCAGTTTAGTAGTTCATGGGCAGATGAAGTCGCTAGACACGGAGCATATCCTACCTTGGTGCCTCATAATGCTCCTGAGCATTTCACTGGCAGTCGCCGTGCTATTCCCGTTCGAGACACCAACCCTTATGTTGAGGCCTTCTGGAAGTGGTGGCCAGACTTGTACCCTCACCTAGAGCATTTCCGCATGACTGGTGGCGAGCCGTTGATGGATCGGAACACTTATCGTGTGTTTGACTATGTGTTGGAGAACCCCAGTCCCAAGTTGCACTTAAATGTCACAAGCAACTTTTCAGTAGATGAAAAGAGTTGGCAGAAATATTTAGGCTACGTAAAACAAATTTGCGATGGACGTATTGAGCATTTCATGCAGTATGTGAGCCTGGACGGCTGGGACGATCAAGCCGAATACATGCGCAACGGATTAGATTTTAATCTGCTGTGGGACAGAGTAAATCAGTTTTTGACAGAAGTACCCAACTATTCGAGCCTTACGTTTATTATCACCATGAACAATTTAAGTGTGACCAGTTTGGACAAACTGTTTGCTGGCATCTTGGGATTGCGCAAAGTGTACAGCAAAGACTATCAACGTGTGTGGTTCGACACACCTGTGTTGCGTGACCCTGCCTGGCAAAGCCTGCAAATATTACCCGAAAGTTATGCTGAAAAACTGGAATGGCTGTGGGCCTGGATGATACGTCAGATTGAAACAGAAGAAGCACCGTTCAAAGGATTCAAAGACTATGAACTGCATAGACTGGACCGTGACATTGCCTGGATGAGATCGGCACAGTTGACAGATCACAGTCGTGCAAAAGCAGACTTCTATCGTTTCTTCAGCGAACATGATCGTCGTCGTGGCACAGACTTCTTGAAGACATTTCCAGAGATGAGGTCATGGTGGGAGGAGTGCGCATATCATGCTAGGCAATCGTAAAATCATTGTGGATGAGTGGGCCGAAGTTTGGGATCTACTGAAACCCTATGCTGATGACAGTTTCTGGCAGTGGCCTGAACAACTAGATCCTGGGGCTGTATACATTGTAGGCAGAGTTGTGCTCAAAGAAAACTGGGTAGCCATAACCGAATGGGCTACAAAATATCCTGGGCACATTGTATTTTCCAATCCTGCTGAAGGTAGTGAAACCATATTGTTGCAATTACGCAGATTAGTAATAAAAGAATACGTGCTGGATGGTCGAATTGGACTGTTGACATCAGGTGACATGGAACCTGGTTGGCGTTATTGTAAAACAGACTGCTACTTCTCCAACATTGTGGAGTACTTGGAAAACTTACGTGCGCACGAGTCTTACCCCGAAGTGTATCACAAACCGAACAAACCCTATGACTTCCTATTTTTAAACGGACGACTGCGCCCGCATCGCAAGTATCTAATAGATGCCATGCGTGATCGCCAGTTGTTGGATCGAGCACTGTGGACCAATCTCAATGACCGTGTGGAAATGGCCTGGAGCAGTCGATTGCAAACTGGCAATGCTGAACCTGTGCGACTTTTGCCACGACAATACGAAATTGATCGCGCATTGCCCAACATGGATAATGTGCCTGAGGGATTCATAAAGCACCACTTGTTTGGCAACACCTGGGGTGATGCTGAAATCAATCCTGCACCCTATATTGACACATACTTCTCAGTGGTAACAGAAACCATATTTGATTATCCATACACATTCCGCACAGAGAAGATTTGGAAACCCATGATCATGGGTCATCCGTTTGTGGCAGCAGCCAACCGCGGCTACTATAAGGATTTGCACTCAGCAGGATTTCAAACATTCGGGCACTTGATTGATGAAACATTTGATCAGATCGATGATCCCACTGATCGTGCCAATAGAATAGTTGACGTTGTGGCAGATATATGTTATAATGGTGCTGCCAGTTTCTTGGAGTCAGCCAGATCAGTTTGTAAATACAACTATCAACAACTTCGCGAACACAATCGTCGTGAACGTGCAGAACTCCCAGAACGTTTGGCCCAATACATAAATGAATGATATAGAATTTAAACAACAAGTGTTGGACCCTGTGTCCTCAAGTTTTTGTGCAGCGAAGTGGTACAATGCTACCATTTGGTTAGGAAGTGGGCAGACCACAAGTTGCCATCACCCGCCAGCCCATTTGATTGACATTGATAAAGTCAATAACAACTCTAGGCTGCTGCACAATACTGATCAAAAGAAAGAAGACCGGCGTAAAATGCTGGCAGGCGAACGTCCAGCAGGCTGTGAATACTGCTGGAAGATTGAGGACATGCACACTGACGCTGTGAGTGACCGTGTGTACAAATCAAAAATTTATCCCATAAAGGCTCTACATGAAGCAGTCAACACCCCCGTCCAAGATGATGTCAATCTTAGAACACTGGAAATCAGTTTCGATCGCACTTGTCAATTTGCTTGTTCTTATTGCAATCCTGCTTTTAGTTCCACTTGGGTCAATGATATACGCCGGCATGGACCCTACAACGGGCTGGTTAGCGATGGC